ATCCATCATAGCCTGAAAACTTGTAGTTTCTGCATGATACGCCGCCATAGTATTCATAGTTTTTGTGCCTAGATTACTTTCCATATCTGATACACTCCGATAACCTAACGCAGTAGCAAGAGAAGACTTTTGTGCATCAGTAACATCTCCTGGTGCGATTTTACCAAAAAAAGCTGCATAAACATCTTTATCTACCTCTGACGAAAGTTCTGGAGTCATCTGCGTCAGCATCGTATTGAGTTTTTTAAAATTTTCATTATCGTTATGAGGACCTCTAAATGCACTTGGACCTCCCCATGTAAGACCAGATACAGTTTGATCATCACCATACGAAACAGACTGGTTTAAAGCATCAAATGCTAGCGCTGCCTCAGGACTAGCTTTATCATAAAAAGCACTATAGTCATCTTCTCCCCACTGCTCTAACTGAGATCGATCATATGCACTCTGAGCAGTACTAGAAGTAGCATTAGAGCCGGGACCTTCATAACCCATACCCCAACCACCACTAGAGGGTCCACCAAATTGTCCTGCAGGCCCATATCCACCTTCATTAGTAGTGCCTCCGTGAGGATCACCAGCATAACCTCCAGGACCAGTAACTAAACCCCTTTTATTAGGATCATAGTCTCCTCCGACCATAATATCACTTAAATTGTTGTATATGGCCATTTATCTGCCCCCGGATTTAATGGTAGCGTCCATGCTCTTTATACCGTCTTTTGCGAGTGAAACAGCGGCTCTAAGCTTCGCATGTTCGTCATCTTGGTCTAATTTTTGGTCAAATTCAGTTTTTCCTTGTAAAAGCTTCAATGTTTCCATATTTGCCTTTTCTTCGCCCTCTTTGTCTTTTCTTTGCTCTTCTTGAGCCTTAATTTGAACTTCATCGGACTTTAATCTGAGTAATGGGTCACTATCAAGCTGATTTAAGACCTTTTTCTCTTCTTCAGCGTATTCAGTCGTATGTTGAGCGATTAATTGAGCCTTTCTGGACTCAATTTTACCGTTAAGCTGTTGTAATTTCTGTTGTATTTGCATAACTTGTGGATTTTGAGCTCCTTGAGCCCCTGCTTGCTGTATAAATGCCTGCATTTGTTGTGCTTCAGCCATTTCTTCCTCAAATTCCATCTGTATTTGCTCTTGTGCCATCAAGGCGATATGCTCCATGCAGTTTTTTTGCAATAAAGAGAGCGCTTGTGGATTGTTTCGAGCCATAAAGGTACCCATAAAGGTTAAATGTGCATCCATGTGGGCTTGATGATCTTGCCCTGGAAATGCTTGGAATGGTTTTCCTGCCATAGACTGCATATTCTCCATTGCCGGATCCATGGGTGTTGGTTTTTCTGGCGGTGGAAGTACTGTATTAACATTTTTTATACCTAATGCATCGTACATATCCCTATATGCTTGATACATGTTGTGCATTTTAGGATTAGACATCGCTAATTGTAATTGTGTTTGCGCAATACTAATTCTTTGTGTCTGTGAGAATATATTAGGATCACCTACAGGTATAATATCAATTCTATTATCAAAATCTTTTTGAAAAATTTGATTCTGACCACCAATAACATCATAAGGATATTGTGGTGGTAAATAAGTTACGAAACATTTTGCCAGTAGCATGAATTCACATTTCATTGCTGCATATAATCTTTTATGAACAGCTGACATAACCCGCGATCCGCGCTCCAAGAGCGCGACGGTTGTGCCTACTGCTGCTGATTGATTACCATCGCCCACTTGCATGTCTGCGATGCTCGCGAACCGCTGACCGGATTGGACAACAAAATCCATCAATTGTAATAGTGTAGCGTTTGGTCCTTTAAATGGTAAAGGTAAAAACGAATCAGCTAAATTTCCACCAGGTGCATCAACGTCCCGAAACTCGCCCGGCTGCAACGGTTGAGCTTCATCTCTGACTCTGATGCCTCTTTGTTTGAATCCGGCCGGGAGATTAGCCAAGGTGCCTGCATCTAAGAGTTGTCTTAAAGCAGAAGTGGCAGTTCTTGATAAACCGCCGATCATGTGGATAAGGCCGAATCCATAAAAGCCTAGTCCTGGTAAAAATTTGAAATGTACAAAATAATCTTTTTTCTTTTTATTAGGATCTTGTGGATCATAGTTTCTTCGAATAGATAAAATTTTAGAAGAGCCTTCATCAATTGAAACTAAATAAGGAACCTTTAATCCCGAAGGTTGCCCCTCTTGATCTTTTTCTTCAAAGCCTGGTAAATCTAAATTTGTATGAAATTCTAATATAGTGTAAATTTCATCTTCAACTGGTTGAACTCCTATGAGCTCCTCTTTTTTCTCTGTAATTGAATCTATATTAGTATCTTCCTCAACAGCTATATCACTATAGAAACCAGATATTTGTTGTTTCAATAAATCATTACCTGACATTCTAATTTTATGTACAATAGTTTCTGTGTCATCTAAAGATGTTGAATTGTATGGAACATACAAATCTTCTGCTGGAACAAACCTAGAAACACAACGACCTAATAATTGATCATAATAAACTTTTTTAAATGATGAACCTGATAATGGTAAGTTAAATAATAACTGATCAAACTCTGGTTCATACTCTTTCATTTCAACCATGATTTGGTAATTCATAAAATCTTTTACACGTTTTGCTTGCTCTTCTTTTTCTACATTAACCATACCAATAATCTGGGTTCTAACCGGACCATCTGCTGGTAATAATTCTTTATAAGCTAGTGCTTGAAACTGTGTAACTGCTTCTGCAAGAACTGGGTGTGTTGCACCTGATGCACCCCTAAATGGTTGTGTTCTGTCTTCATATTTAAAACCTAAAAGATCCATTCCTTTAGTGTAGGTGTCTTCCCATTCCTGACGTGATGATTTACAATCCTCATAAGTTTTAAGTAAATCAGAACTTATTTTATGTAATGTATTATCATCTAAAATATCTGCTAAATTCTCACCATGAAATTGTCCACCCTCTTGATTAAGAGCAGACGGATCAAAATTAATTTCTGCTCCACCATCATCTAAAGGTGTAACTTCTATTGGTTGTTGGTTTTGATGTTGCGACAGCAATTCCATTTGCGCTTGTTGCTGTGCTTGCTTTCCTGGTATCTGTACCGTTTTTCTCGGTGCTGCAAAAGCAGGATTATTTTTATCTATAGCCATACTTGTCTCTCCTTAAATCTTGTGCCAATGCCATTGGCTAATGGTCCCCTTTGCGGTGGAACTGTACGTGTTAATCCGCCATTAGCATAATTACTTACAGAATTTGTTCCAGCAGTATTAACTCCTCTTTGAAGAATATAGTCTTCTGGTCTAGGTCTATTCGCTGGGTTAATCGTAGATGCAGTAGCATCGGCAGGAAAACCATTTATATTAGGTGGTACAGCTTGACCCCTTAAGCCAGTAAATTGTCCTCTACCTGCTGTAGATCCAAAAGGATTATATGTTTGTTGTTGTAGTGGTACATTTTGATCTGCTTCCCATGCTGCAAGATCTGTTTGATAAGCATTATGTGCCTGATTAAATTGATCACTAACATTCTGTGAATTGGACACCCAATCTTGAAATTCATTATATTGTTGAGTGCTCTCTTCTGTTGGATTCATAAAATGTTCTACACCCGGTGTTCCTGGACTTTCTACAAATTGTGACATGTCAAATTCAAATGTTGGTCGTGCCTGACTGGGCATATAACCTGTAGTTGCTGGTTGGGAAACAGAAGTTTGACTAGGTCCTTGTGGTGGTCTTATCATTTGTTGTATACCTTGACCTAGTTGACCTATCTGATTACTAATCTGACCTACAGCAGCACTAAGAGTTGGTTGTGAAGAATTAATTTGACCGGCAGCATTTTGAGCTCCCATTTGTGAACCCTGCGCAAAAGCATTTTGTGCAACTGTATTGTTAAGCTGATTTATCTGATTTAATATTGAACCTATCCCAGATGCACCACCTTCTTGAAATCCTATACGACCGCCTTGTGCAACCTCTATAGGTGCATTTTGTTCTTGTTCCATAAGACGAAGTTGGTAGTCTGCTTCCTCTTTCGCAGCGTCATATCTCAGTTTGAAAATTTCATCCCTATATCTCATATCTGTTTCATTTATAGCTCTTCTTCTATCTGGTGTATCATCCCAAGGATCTAACATTCTTAATTGTTCCCAAAACCCAGAAGGTAGTTCTTGTTCCGCATTAAATTTTTTTGCTTGCTTCATTCGTATAAGTTTTTCTATCCAGTCTGCTCTTTCTTTGTTTGTTTTATCAGGATTACCTCCTTGTTGTAAACCTACACGGCCGCCTTTATTATAACCATATATAGAATCAAACAAATCTGTTTGCCCTGGTAACCAATTATTTAGTCTTGTTTGAGCCATATGAGAATCAACCTTGAGTTGGTCGGCCATATCAGCCGATACCCACAACGAGTGCTTATCACTATAATCAGACTTCAGCATAGGACCAAAATTCTCAATAAGCATTTTTCTTTGATCCTCTGATGGATTAAAACCATAATATTCTTCTGCTGCAAGAATATCATCATCCATTTTTTGTCTCCATTGGTCTTTTAATTCATTCCACTGAGCCATATTATGCGTCGCATGACCGCCTGCATAATGACCAAAAGTTGGATCAATTGTTCTAAGCGCTTTATTTTTAGGACCTACAGACTTTTGCCTATATAAATCCATAAGACCTGGAAGACCTTTCATTAAACTATAAGCACCTTCCGCTGTATTTGGATCAAAACCACTTATTTGCGAAACAGAAAGATCTCCTTCTGATCCAGCTCCTCCATAACCAAAACCACCATTTGCAAAACCAACGCGACCGCCTTTTGCCATGTCTGGTTCTACTGGTTTCTTTTGTGTTTCCAGAAATCTTTTAATTTCAGCTTCTATATCTTTTTTACTTACCTTACTAGATGTGCCTGCTATTTTTTCCCATGAGCTTAAATCTCCTTTTAAATCATCTACACCACCAAAGTTTTCAACATCAGCCCATCCCTCGTGTCCTTTTTGAAATTCCGATGCTTCAAATGTACCTTTTTCGCTAACTACCACAGGGTGTCTTCCCATTAAGTCTGGTGTAGTATCTTGGTTTCCAAGAAAACCATCTCTTTTTTCAGCTTGTCCAGCGCTTTTAGTTTGTGCTTCTGCATTAAAAGAAGGAGCAGCTTCACTCGTTTTACCTGATTCGACATTAACTATTCTATCTCCTGGTGTATAGGTTAATTCAACTTGTTGATAATCATCTCCTCGACCCGAAATAGTTATTTCACCAGTATTAAGATTTTCTTCCATGTAGAGATCACTTGCCTTTAAAGAATCATCTGTCAATCGATATTCAACAATATTTACACCTTCTTCTTTAGCTTCTGTATAATCTGACTGTTTTGTAATTTTTCCTTTGTCTCTAATCTTATTTACTAGAAGTGGGAACCAGCTCGGCATGCCTTCAACCAAAGGTATAGCGTTTGTAGCTGCTACTTCTGCAACTTTTGGCGCTGCGGTAAATAAACCCTTACCACCTGCAGTTAAAGCCGCGAGCCCCGATCCAAGCAGACCTAAGAATCCCCTACGATTCATTTTCATTTTATCAAGTGGACCACCGCCGCCTTCTAAACCAACGCGGCCACCTTTATCAAATGAATATGTAAATCCTGCTTTACCAGTAGTTTCTCCGCTTTGATCTGTTCCTATAGAAGCATCAAGTCTTAAATTATTGTCTCCATCTGGTTGTGAATATAGTTCTTGTCCAAATAAAAGTTGAGCCTTCCATATCGCATCTTCGCCTTCTCTTTTAGAAATAATACCATCCACGACTAAACCATCTATCATAGCCATTTCTTTATTAAAACGTAATGTAGCTTCTTTTTCTATATCACTACCTTTTATTTTAGACAAATCAACATTAAGATCTAAAGGACCTAATGTTCCTCCAATATTTGCACTACCTGCATAAAAATCTTGATTTCCCCCTACATTATATCCGCCAGTTAATCCGCCAGGCTCAAAACCTATTCGACCACCTTTTGCATGCTCAGGTTTTTTTAATATGTTTGACATGTCGGTTGGAACATCAGATTTATAACCACCTTCATCTAATTTTACACCCATGCGTTTAAGTTCGTCAGCTATGGTTTTTGCTTCTTCTATTCTGCCTTGTTCTATAGCTATCGCCATTGCTTGCTGTGCTTCTTCTATTTCTTGTGAAGTTGCTTGAGCTATCTTAGTTTCTCTATCTATCTCCGAAATACGCTTGTCAACCCAATTATCTGTGAGAATGTTATCAGTTTCCTGTGAAGGATCTATTTCATCTACTGCATCTTTTAATATTTGATTTCTTTTTTTCTTACTTTCAATAAGAGTTGAAATATCTTTTGATATATTATCTAAGGATCCCCCAACAGATGTGTCAGCTGTGCCTAATTTAGCAAGAGCTTCATCTGCATAAGCGACTGCTTGTTGTCTTTGTATATCATTAAATATTCCAAACTTTTCTCCACTCGCAAGTGCATCCCTAAATGGTCTAAGAAGCCACTCGTTATTAGAAATTTCATCAATCATTTGTTGAACTCTTGCCATGGCTTCACCTTCGTTCTGCACACCAAGATTAGCAACTTCTCCTTTTGGACCACCACCCAGTGGTGTGTTCCCTTTAATACCCATATATTTAGATGAAGCGCCATCTTCTCTTTCATAACGCAGAGGATGCTCTGGATGATTTCTACCCTCCAATAACCAAACTAATTCATCTTCCCAGTTCTCAGATGTTTTAATTCCCCACTTGCTAGGATCCCTATCTTTAATTCCACTATCCTTTTTAATTCGAACAGCTGCTTCTACTTCACCTTTACCAAAAGCTTCTATTAAATTATTTCTAAATATTTCATTTGGAATATCTTCGGCAAGATTCACCCCGGTTGAATAACCGCCAAGATCGTACTCTTCATCAAGTTTAATTTGATCCACGGTCCGATCAGCGCGGATACCTTCAAAAATTTCTGCAATCTCTTTAATAAAATGTTGATCAATGAATCCTTGCTTATGTATTACTTCTAAAAAATTATCAAGGATTGCCCAATCATCTAGATTATCTTGCAGGACCATTCTTTTTGGATCCCCTGGTGCATAACCAGCATTATAATATTCAGCTAGTGCTTTCTTAAGATCTCTAATTTCTGATGGTAGAGAAGCGTTACTACCCGAGGTCCTTTTAAAAGCTCTTAGAAACAAATTTGTATATTGTGACATTAATAATAAGTCCTGTTTTCTTGTGGTAATTTTTCATCTTCGTAATCTTCGGGATGAGCTACAAAACCACCTTGTCTAAATCTCATTAATGCTTGAGTCATACTATCCACGAGGTCATCATGTTCTCCAAGTGGAAATGCAGCGCATTCCTCAATCATATCATCTGTAAACTTTCGATCCGGATACCAAACCATTCCTGCTTCGAATAACGGAGCTACTGAGTTTACTCTAGTATGTTTATCATTTCCTTTACTAGGTGTAAAGTTAATAACCGGTATACCCATCTTACGTAACTCATATGTTAGTGGTAACCCCGATGCTTTGGCTTCCACGATCACCGATTCGGGTTTCCAGTAGTCATATTGCTCTTTTGCCTTTTTTCTAAGTTCAGGAAACTCATATCTGTCTTTTAATACATCTAATAACATAATCCCCGGTTCGCTATCCTCGTTTGGTTTAAATACGCCCCAAGTGCTAATTGCACTGAAATCGGCAGTCTCTTTTTTCATAAAAGCGGTATCATAGCTCTGAATTACATGCATTAGTGGTGGTAACTTGTCATGGGGCCATTTTTTCCACCATTCACGCTTAATTATGCTTCCTTCTTCCGAAGTTGGGTTTTGTTGGTATTGTGCATTCCATTTAAGCAGGGATACCGAAGCTTTGACCGATTCTAACTCTTCAATTTTCCAATATCCGGGCCAAACGGGTTTTCCAGACGGCATAATAGCTGGAAATTCGATTACTTCCCATTGATCACTTTTAGGTTCTTTTTGAGCCTTAATTAATTTGCCTGTTAGGTCTGCAACGCTCCAACGCGTCATAACAACTATAATTCTACCTCCTGGTTGAAGCCTTTGCCGCGGTCCACTGGTATACCATTCATAAACTCTATCAAATGACGCAGGGTTCATTGCATCTTGCTCAGAATGTGGATCATCAATGATCAATAAGTCCGCACCACGGCCCGTGATTGATCCGCCGACACCAGCTGCATAATATTCACCACCTTGAGCCGTTTCCCATTTGCCCGCGGCTTGTGAATCAGCTCTGAGTCTTGTATTAAATATTTTTTGATATTCTGGAGTATCAATTACTGTTTTTGCTTTTCTACCAAAACGCACTGCAAGTTCTGCATTATTTGTAGCTTGAATAATTTTTAAATCTGGATTGTTACCGATCATCCATGCAGGTAAATAGTTTGATGCAAATTCTGATTTTGTATGACGAGGTGCCATATTAATAATTACCCGCTTTAAATCTCCCTTAGCAACACGATTAAATTTCTCTGCCATTATTCGATGGTGCTCACCTTCTATAAAGTCAGGCCACATATATTTTACAAAAGATAAAAAGTCTTTTCGAACATTTTGATCTTTTTTCTTATCTTCAAGAAGAAGTGCTGTTTGCAAATATTCTTTTTTAGTATCTGCGGGGAGGTTTTGTATTTGTTCTGGGGTTAGCATTTGAAAAAATTTTATAAAAAATTTTGCACCTTTTTGTTTAAGAGTGAAAATGAAATTAACAGCTTTAACTATCCAAATCAAGCCTATATGTTGTTTCTTTTGGGACCCCTTCCCCTACATCTGGTGTACCCCCTCCGTTTCCTGTGGATATTTCAAATTCAATAGGGACCCCTCCTTGACATTACTGGGCAAATCAGATTAATATGGGATATTAAAAGAAAGGATATGTTATGTGGTTTATTGTACCTGTCGTCTTATTAAATGTATTAGGAGTATTACTTACATTTATTGGACAACCTATGTTCGGACTTGCTTTATGTGGTCTGTCATTTTTATATATTGCTAAATGTTTTCTAGACTAACTCCCCCGCTCCCCGCTCAGGTGGGGAGCTATCCCCTCACCTAATATCTAAGCCGCAAGCCGCAAGCAACAAGCGGGTCACCGCTCCCTTGCGGTTAATCTATTTGATATAAAATGGGAGCGGTGTTAATGTTAGGACTTACAGATATAATCTACCATGCCTAACAATTAATGAGCCAAAGATGAAGTATCAGTAGCAACAACTACTGTGTCATACTTCATTCGTTCAGCAATCTTTTGTTCTCTCGTCATAGTTTTGTTCTTCATGCCTTTTAGCATACTAGCGAGATTTTGAGGATTGTAGATTGTTAAGCCAGAAGAATTAGTCTTAATTAAATCTGCCTCATCACATTCTACTCCGAGTTCATTCATTAACTCAACACCCTCAGTCAAGTAGCGATAGGCTTTTAAACCCATAGCCATAGCTTTCTTTTGTGCAGTTATTGTATCTACATAAGTTGCATGAGCCGAGATCATCATAGCCTTTTGCCTTTTCAAGTCTGCAAAAACTTTAAACTCTTGCTGAGTACACGCAATAGTCCTAGACCTACAATGGCTAGTGCCAATAATATCAAGATAGAATTGTTCATCAAAGCCTTTTACAATTCCAACATTATTATCATCACTAGAATTATATCTATTGTAGTTTGTGTAGCCGAGTGCCTTGTCATTTTCCTCACAACTAACAGTCTTGTGAGGATTGTCTTGATTGCCCTCTTGTTGTGGGTAAATGTCAGGATTGCAGTCTTTAGCTTTCAACTCATCACGATAGTAAGCATAAGCAAATCTTCTGCCACTATCATAACTATCATAACTGCCATTAGTGCAACTACCATATAACCCAAAGTCAAAGTGTTCTGATATTTCGTTGTCATCACCAAACGCATCTTCGTCAGCTTTATCGTTTGCATAAGAGAAATAAAAGCATTTATCTTTTGCTACAACATCTAAAGGTTGTCCGTATTTTTTCTTGAGTGTTGTACAAGTGTTCACATCTTCTTGAGGATATGATCTTGATACTACCTCTTTTGCAACTTCAAAAGAACTCTCATACATATCATGCACACTAGCTTTTGCGTCAAGATATGCTTGTTTTTCTTGAGTGTCCTCTTGTTCTGCGTGTTCGATATATCGGTTTAATATCTTCTTCCGATATTCGTCATTCATTCTTAATTTAGCCATAATTATTCCTTTCTTCTATGG